AAGATATGTTTGATCCAGATGACAAGATTACCGGCGGTTCGGGATTCATCTTCGCATCGAGTATTGTTGTTGCAATGAAGAAATACAAGCTCAAGGAAGACGAAGATGGTAACAAAGTCTCCGAAGTAAAAGGTATTCGTGCAACTTGCAAGGTTGTTAAGACAAGATATTCTAAACCTTTCGAATCTATCAAGATTGATATCCCTTGGGAATCGGGTATGAACCCACTAAGTGGTTTGTTTGATTTGTTTGAAAAGTCTGGAGTATTAGTTAAGGAAGGTAATCGTTACTCATATACTTCTAAGAAGACTGGCGAAGTCATCAAGATGTTCAGAAAAGAATGGCAGACAGATGAGAAGAGCATGAAAGTCATTATGGATGAATTTACCGAAGATGATTTCAAGGTTGTCATTCTTGATGCGCCAGAAGAAGGCATTGATGTAAAGGTAGTTGAAGAGGTATAACATGGTAAATGACAATCACGAATTATTGCTAGAACTGTGGGCTAGAATTAAATCCCACATTGCTCCGAAAGAGCGTCTTGAAGTTGCAGATATTCTTATGGTTGTCTTTGACGAGTTTGGTCTCGTTGAAGATGACTTGCTAGATGAAGATCTAGATAAGGAAATGCGTGCAGCAGCAAGAAGCCATCTTTCAGACGAGACATACGAAGAAGATTTTGAAGGATATGACGATGAAGACCGCTAAAGAGTCTGGAGAATTACTACTCGAAACTATTAAGAGCAAGGATGTTCAGAATTCCATTACGCAAGTCCAGCAGTATAAAGAATCCATGAAGGACACAACTGTGGGTGCCGACTACGTTACCTGGATTTCTGAACCAGCTAATTTGACCAGGGTACATCAGGCCTTGGCAGAAGACCTAGGTGTCCCTCCTCGTGCTATGGCAATCAGACGAGTATTAATGTCCAGGACTCAACGAGCAGTTCTATTTGTTCAGGCTATGGAAATTGCAATTAAGCGGGTTCATGGATTGTGAGCAGTTGGTATTACAAGGTAACTTCAGATCTTTCAAATGTAACCGGATTCATAGAATACTATGAATCGGAATTGGAGATCGCACGAAGGGAATTATCTCTTAAAGGGAAAACCCTCGAGAGGCATGCTGCTGAACTTCCGGGTTTAGTCGAACAGCGATTCGCACAATTGCAAGAAATTGAAGCGATCCTTGAATACCTAAATATTAAATTACGTAAAGAAAGGTCTGCTGAGTTTAAGAAATTCTTAGAGGCCTACAACAAAACATTAAGTTCCAGAGATGCTGAGAAGTATGTCGATGGAGTTCAAAGCATTGTGGATACCACAATGCTGGTTAATGAGGTTGCTTTGCTGCGAAATAAATTCTTAGGGATAAGTAAAGGATTCGAGGCGAAGAATTTTATGACTGGTCATATCATAAAACTTAGAGTAGCCGGATTAGATGATGCGAGTGTATGATTATGAATCTAGTAGGTAGAAAAGTAATGTTTAATCCTGTGTTGCACGGTCATGTTTACCAAAGCAACGGAATAGAAATGATTAAACAGAAATGTCCACAAGTTGAGGACAATGGTCAGATACTTGGAGTTATAGTAGAAGATCGTCATACAAAAGTTTTGATAGCTGGTCCAATTGAATTAAGCGGTTGGTATTTCGTTTACCAAATTCCAAAGAACACAATAACATTGTTAGATAATGATTTAATGGACACATATGACGGTAGCGAAATTAATAATCCAGGATGAAGTAAACATTAAGTTTGATGGGCTTGATGTAGTAACAAGAAGAAAATTAGTCGATTCAGTACAATATTTTTTAGAATATGCACGACACACCCCGGCCTATAAATTAGGTCGGTGGGACGGAATGATAAGTTTCTGTGATATCGGTGCACGTTCATACCTTAACCTTTTAGATAAACTCTTACCGATTGTTCAATCTCATGGATATGAGATTGAGATTGACGATCGAAGGGATACATCTCACGATTTTGTGTTTGATGAAGTTTCTGAGGAGAGTTATTCTCACATCTGTTGGCCTAAAGGGCACCAACGTGCAGGTGATCCTATTAAACTACAGGAACACCAGATTGAGGTAATTAATTCTTATCTCAACAATCTGACAGGCGTGAATATTGCCCCTACAGGCTCGGGAAAAACACTAATTACGGCGATTTTAAGCCATAAGGTTGAACCTTACGGTCGCAGCATCGTAATCGTGCCTACGAAGGATTTAGTAACACAAACCGAAGAAGATTATAAGAACTTGGGATTAGATGTGGGTGTATTCTTCGGCGATAGAAAAGAATATCTTAAGACTCACACAATCTGTACATGGCAAAGTCTGGAAAGCCTAGCAAAGCGTTCAAAAGAAATCGATTTAGAAATCAATATCGAGGATTTCTTCGAGGGAGTGGTTTGCGTTATGGTGGACGAAGTTCACAAAGCAAAAGCCGATGTATTGAGAAAGCTATTGTCGACTTATTTGAAGAATGCACCAGTACGGTGGGGCCTAACTGGTACAATGCCTGAAGAAGAGCACGAGAAGGTTGCTGTAATGGCTTGTATCGGACCCATGCTTGGAAAAATCAATACCAAAGAACTTCAAGACAAGGGAATTCTTGCACAACTTCATATCAATGTATGGCAGATGCAGGATCAGGATCCAGTTGATCAAACAGCCGCAACATTGCGTGGAGATAAGTTTGATAACTACCAATCAGAATTGAAATGGTTAACTACAAACCAAGCACGATTGAAATTCTTAGCCAAGAAGGTTGTTGAGATGGCCGAGAGTGGAAACACGCTTGTATTGGTTGATCGCATTGAGACTGGAGAAAAGTTACAATCACTTATACCAGATTCAGTATTCGTTTCTGGCAAAATGAAGTCAAAGGCACGTAAAGAGGAATATAAAGAAGTTCAGGAAGTTGACGGCAAGGTTATTATTGCCACTTATGGTGTGGCGTCTACGGGCATCAACATTGTTCGTATTTTTAACTTAGTCCTATTTGAAGCGGGCAAGAGTTTTGTTCGGGTTATTCAGAGTATAGGTCGAGGCATTAGAGTTGCGCCAGATAAGGACTTTGTGAACGTCTATGATGTATGTTCAAACTGCAAATTCTCTAAACGGCACTTGACAAAGAGAAAGAAATTCTATGCGGAGGCGGAATATCCGTTTAGTATTACAAAGGTGCAATATTGATGGATCCATATCTAAAGAAGATAATTCCAAAGGAAGACCTTGAGCGGGCAAAGAGTAGAATTCCAAAGACTGACAAGGAAATGGAAGAACCGATTGTACGAACTAAAATTGATGTAGGCGATCTTAATTTGTTCAGAGTATTTCTTGATGCAAATGACATGGCTAAATTTGAAATTGGTTATTATATCGACTATCAAAATCATAACAGCGCCTTTAAAGGTGTATATGGAATGAATAGAATTTGTTACTCGACAAAGAATTCAACATATGAAACTGACTGTAGTATTATGCATATGAATATAAAGTATGGTTCGGTTGAAGAGGCTTATAAACTCTTCAGGGCCGAATGTAACAAAATGAAGGCATTATGAATATTTTAACAAACGAAAATAGAGCGTATAATTTAGACAAGATTCCCAATGAAATTGAAGACATACGCTATTGTGTGATGGATTATTCAGATCCAAAGAACCCAGATTACTTTTTCATTCCGTTAATTTTCCTTGAAAGTTTTTATGCACCTGCAGTGGTACTAAAGATTGGGGAATACACAGTTCAGATGCCATTAGATTGGTCAATCCTGGTATGTGATGATGATTACAGTGATTTGGAAGTAATGCCACTTACAAGCTTAAATGATCGTGGATTTCATACAATGGTATTCAATCCACTTAGGCACATGGTCCCCAGACCACAAGAAATTAATATTACAAACGTATATGCAGAAGTGAAATGGTTCTTCCCCAAACTAAAGAACGGAAATATTCTTGTTGTTCCAGTTGAGGATAAGCCACATCCGAATTGTGTTCTATTTGTGAAAGAAGTAAGCAAACTACCCGATGTAATTGATATTGGAGCTCTCTTTGAATAACGATATGGGTGATTGGGTATCTGAATTTTTTGATTTGAATCCAGATGCTGTAAAAGTTGTAGAAACTAAAGAGAAGAAAGGTAAGGAATATAAGAACGATCTGTTCAAGGACGTTATCCCTGCACTTGACCGTCGCGATAAAAAGTTCTATAGTAGACTAAACGAAGAACAACAGAAGGATATCTCTATCTGGACATTGACTAGATGGATGAGTTCAACTGTGCGCGATGCCGACCTTCAATTGAGTAATGTGAATGACATTGTCAATGCTCACGCGAAATTTTTGACAAGGCATAAAGAATTGCAATGGATGTTATTAGCAGTGTCCGGAACAGGACGTGCTGAACGTCATGAATGGATTGCACCACCGAAGGGTGTCAAAAAGAATAAACTCGAAGAAGTAATTCTGCAACACTTTCCGACTTTTAGTGATGATGAATTAGAATTGTTCTTAACAGTTAACTCTGTTGAGGAATTAGAACAATTCTTTAAGGACAACGGACTTGATGACAAGACAATTAAGGATTTTCTTCCAAAAGGAAAATAATTGTTAGCACAAAAGAAAGTAATGGAACAAAAGTTTGAATGTAAATTTTGTGGAAATAAATTTCACAAAGAATCAACTCTTGCGACCCACATGTGTGTCAAGAAACAGAGACATCTGGATCTTAACACTGCAGGATCACGGTTTGGATTTAGAGCATTCCAAAGATTCTATGCACTTACAACAAATTCTAAGAAGGTAAAATCTCATCAGGATTTTATTGAAAGTCCGTATTATATTGATTTCGTAAAATTTGGAAATCATCTAGATGCACTTAGACCAGTGCATATCGAACAGTATATTGATTTTGTTATGCTTAGTGGCTTGAAAATGCCAAAGTGGACAACAGATCCAGTATACGAACTTTATATTGAAAACTTAGTCAAGACTGAACCACCATCCAGTGCTGCAGAAAGATCAATTCAGACAATTTTAGATTGGTGTGAAAAGAATTCTTCAGACTTTAAACAGTTCTTCTATAATATCTCTGCCAACGAGGCAGCATACCTTATTAAGACTGGCAGAATTAGTCCATGGGTTTTGTATCTGTGTGAAACAGGAAGCAATCTTATGGAACGATTTAACGAAGATCATGCAAAGATGATTGGCCCCACAATTGATCCGGGATTTTGGATGCGTAAATTCAAGAAGTCCGATGACGATGTTGAATATATCAGAACTCTTCTTGAACAGGCTGGATTATGATTCTTGTAGATTTAAATGAATGGAATGTATCTTTCCTTGATTATGCCGACTGGTGTCGTCTAAATCAGATAACTGTACTTCGTGTCACACTAACGAAATACAGATTAAAGAGAGATGATTTTCTATTCTTTAAATTGAAATTTAGTAAGGTAGCATTGCCATCATTGCCAGATTATGACGAGGACGAATTATGATAGATCTTTCAATGTCAATCAATCTAAACGAATACGATGTTTCGACTTCTGAATTTACAAGCTGGGTAATTGAAGGAAATATGGATGTCTATGCTGTTGTTGCACATGGCGGCAATGGCAGCAAAATGTATTTCTTTAAGAATATGGAAGACTTCACAGCCTTCACCTTAAAGTTTTCAAAAAGACCTCCGCCTCAGGTAATGGGTTACAAAGGGAAGTCAAGTGTTGATTCCTCTTACTATTATTGCCCTTATATTCCACAGATAAATGAAATATAGAATTTATAAATCAAATTTACCATTGATAAGA